AACGGTGCTACAGGAAAAGTGACTGTCGCTGGGGGTATAAATACTAGCATGTCAGGGTTAACGGTAGGAAAAGCCTATGGGCTTGCTCCTCAAAATACAACTATCTCCGAAATTGATCCAGCAAGCAGTGGCTCAACGAGTATATTTGGCACTGCGTTATCTTCTACAAGCATATATATTGATAAGGGAAACCTGCGATGAAAAATTTTGTATTGTGGTCTGTAGATAATAGCTTGGATACGTCCCCATCTTCTTTTAAGAAATGGCGCAGCTTAAAACTACAGGAGTCTGATTGGATGATGTTGCCTGACACACCTACAATTAGCACTGAGTGGGCAAACTACAGGCAGTCTTTGCGTGACATTCCAACTAACGCTGCATACCCAATGAGTCTGATTGATCCACAATTTATACCGCTTGACCCTAACGGAGAGTAAGATATGTCAGGATACATAGGCACACAGCCAGTACCACAGGCCACGCAGAAGCGTCAGGCTTTTACTGCTACGGCAGGGCTCTACATCAAGAACAAACTTAGGTATAACTTTACCAAACCTTGGCGTCACAAGCACAGCGGCTGAGTTAAACACTTTAGATGCAGTGCCTCGCGGTTCTATTATTTACGGTAATAGCAGCGCAGCTACAGCAAGACTAAGCAAAGGCGCAACAGGCACAGTACTGACCGCTGGCGCTGATGACATTAGCTGGGTAGCGGCAAGCGGTGGTGGCGAACAAGAGTTTACAGCCACAGGCGCAATCACTGCTGGTCAAATTGTTGGTATAATTCCTGATGGAACAATAAGCACTTTTTCGCCTTTTAACGGAAGTCTTACAAGTTCAACAACCACCATAGGCGCTCAACTTCAGAGATGTGGAATAACTTATGACACCAATGCCAACAAACTTATAATAGCATCAGCACGGCAGTCCACTAGCCCCTACTACGGATACGTGCAAGTTTGCACTATCGCTGCTGATAACACTATAAGCATTGCGTCTGAGGTTGCGATGAACAGTGCAGCAACAAATCTGGCCCGTCCTGCTTTTGATCCTGCTACGGGCAGAACAAACATTTTTTATGTTACAACTCAAAACAATCCTCAAACGCCACATGCAATTTCTGGAATTGTTAGCGGCAATTCAATGACGTTTGGTTCAGCCGCTACTGGCCCTACTGAATCAGGAGATATTAATGATGGCGGCCTTATATGGCTAAATGTTGGTTCAAACAAAACATTAGCTGTTTATCGCAAAAACCTTGGTAGCGGCAATAAGAGCGTTGCGTATGTAATAACAACTAGCGGGACAAGCGTTTCGTGGGGTTCGGCTGTTGTCGTGGATAGCACTACTAGCAGCGCCAATCAGCGTGGCGCGGTTTATGACCCTGATACTAATAAGGTTGTTATTTTTTATGTAATAGGATCGACTTCAAAGTGTGTAGTTGGGACAGTTTCAGGAACAAGCATTTCGTTTGGCACTGCGATAGACTTGTCTGCCACAGTCGGCTTTACAGGCATTGGTACGATGTACCCTGTTTACGACACAAATGCTAACAAGGTAGTCTTTGGCTTCCCAGATTCAGCTAATGGAAATTTACCTACTGTTCTGGTTGGGACAGTTAGTGGCACAACTATCAGCTTTGGTAACCCGACGGTGGTAAACGCTTTAGAAACTTGCGGCACTATGGGTATGGCCTTTAATTCTAACAGCAATACTGTTGAACTTAATTATACTGGCAGTCTTTCTGGCTCTGTCATTCAAACTGTTAAAGTCAGCGGAACAGTTGTCGTATCAGGGCCAATCAGAAAAATCCCAAACGGTCAGGTTGTTAGCAGTAATGGTGGCATGATTTACGACCCTGATACTTCGAGGGCGGTTGTTGTAAACGGCAGCAATCCTCCCGGAGCTATGGTCATAAACCCTTCTGCCCCCACATATGTCGGTATAGCCAAAGAAAATATTTCTGACGGTGCTGCGGGGGCAATTACAGTGGTGGGCGGCATAAATGAAAGCCAATCAAGTCTTATAACAGGGTTTGACTATGGGCTTCCAACAACAGGGTCAGCAGTTGTCGCTGGTCCCGCTAATAAAATAGGAAAAGCAATTTCTGCCACTAAACTTTACATTAGCGAGGGGTCAGTCTGATGAAGACTTTATGCAAAGATGGTATTTCTTACTACATGTTTGCGGATAGCAAAATTATAACAATTAATAGTGTAAACGTTGCTGTGGGAGAACCAGTAGAATATTACATTGGTGATATGAATAGTTCTAATTGTCTTTTGTACGAAAGCGTTACTGAGCCTAATGAATACGTTGGTGGTGGAAAGTACATGTTTGATGGTACAACTTGGTCTGACAACCCAGCATGGGTAGCGATACCCGAAGAAGAATCGGAGTAAGACATGACCAAAGCTAGAGACCTTGCAGGATTCGCGTCATCCTCTGTAACAACCACAGCTTCTGATGGCTTGGTTCTCAAGGGCGATGGTAGCAGCACAGACGTTGTAATCAAGAACGGCGCTAACGCTACAGTGGCTACAGTGGCTGACGGGACTACTACGCTGGCTGCAACTGCTAACCTAACGGCTGGTGGTTCTATAACAGCTACAGGTGCGTCTGTAGGCGCTTTAGCACAGGGTGCTATACAAGTAGGTAATTCGTCAGGTGTAGCGGCTCCACTGACCATAGGCTCTAACACACAATTGCTTCAGTCTAACGGCACAACAGCGGCTTGGGCTACTATCAACACAAGTGACCCTGCAGTTGTTTTCCCTAATTGGGCATCCCCTACTACTACATACACGACATCAGGCACATGGAGCAAAGGTTCTTTGGCTGATGATGACTATGTTTGGTTTTACTTAATTGGTGGTGGGGGCGGAGGAGGCACTTATTACAACAGCCAAAACCAAAACGCCCAAGGTGGTCACGGTGGAGGTGCTTTGTTGCTTTACGGTAAAGCTGGGTTGCTTAACGGTGGAGCGTATGTCATTGGAGCGGGTGTTGCAGGACAAGCAGGAACAGGCGGCAGTGCATACGGCACTAACTCAACTTTCACTCTTACTAGCTCAAATGGAAGTCTTGTGTTTTCAACAACAATCGGTGACGGAGACTTATTTAAAAACGCGAGAGCGGCAAGAGTTGCTGATTCAAATCTTCCTACGATAGCAGTAGATGTAGCATCGAATTTAACTTTTACTTTAGGAACAGAACCAGAAGGTTGGACTAACAGCGTTTCTGGCTGCCCGTACCATTGGAACGCTGGCGACGGTGGAAATTATGCTGTCGGGTATAACTCTATTTTTTCTGGTGCAGGGGGCGGGGGGGCTTATAACAACGTAAGTAAAGTTGCAGGGGGTTCCTTGTACGGTGGGCAAGGCGGCGCACTAACCAGTAGTGGCGTAAACGGCTCTGTCCCCGGTGGCGGTGGCGGTGGCTCAACCACTTATAATGCTAGTAGTAACCCCGCTTCTGGTTCAGGCGGCACAGGTGCGAATGGTAATATGAGGCAATACAATGTCTAAGATTTGGTACAATAAAATAACGGGCGATGGTGCAGTCTTTGATGATGCAGAGGATATGTCAAACTGGCTTGATTTCCAATCTGACCCAGTGGCAGCAACTGCAACCCAAGTACGCGCAGAACGTGACGCACTCTTAGCAGTGTCTGACCATATGGCCTTAGCTGATAGGATAACCGACGAATGGCGCACGTACCGTCAGTCGCTGCGTGACTTGCCAGCGCAATCTGGGTTTCCCACAAATGTGACTTGGCCAACGGAGCCTAGCTAATGCCAGATATAGATGAGCGTGTTTCCGCGCTAGAAAGGGATGTTGTGGCTTTGCAGACAGAGGTAAGAATCCAGTTCAAGGAAGTCTTTACTAGGATCAAGCGACTTGAGGCTGTGCTTATAGCTACATCTGGCGCAACCATTATTATGTTGTTAACAATTCTTAGTCGTATGGGGTAAGCATGTGGTACATGTTTTTGTTCTTATACTATATATAGGCATAGGATCAGAACGTG